CTTTCATGGCCGACCTGCGCGATGAACATTGCCTGATCAACCGGCTTTGTAATGCCGAACTCAGCCATCGCCGCGACGATATGCGGATGCCAGCGCGCCGACAGCTCAGGAGAAATGCCAGCAGCTTTCTTAAAAGTTTTAATGTCCATGTTGGGACCTCGATATTTTGAAAATCTGAACGACATTGCCTTTCGTCTTTATCAAAGCTGCGAGAAATACCGCTTTGATAATTACGTCGGACCAGTCAGGGAGGATGTAATAGCCGTAGAAGGTCCGCACGGGGACGCTGGCGGCCACAACAATCACGACATAGGCAAGCCAGCCGCCCCACCAGCGGTGGCGGGCACCTTCCCGGCGAAAAAGCAGGACACGGATGGCGATACCCGCGCAGATTATGGCGTTAAGCAGGAGCAGTACTTCAGGGCTGGTCATCGTCTTTTCTCCCCGGGATCAGGTCGCGTGGATTTTCAGAACGGTGATAGAGCCAGATGCCAATGCGTACAGCCACAATGGACGAGACGAAAGCGCCAGCGGCGAACACTATCCCTTTTTCAAACGAGTCCCGCGTAATCGTCGGAATAAGGCTGGCAATGCCAATGAGAATGGCCGCTGTCGCTTTGTAAAAAAGAAGGCCACAGAGGAAGCTGAGAACAGCCAGCAGTACCCGCCTTTTTATGGGGTACTCAACTGCCGATGTAACAAATATTACCGCGCCTGCCAGCGCTCCCAACGCCACCTCCGGAGGCACTCCAGCCAATACAGAAGCCAGCGCGCCAATGCTAAGAGACTGATTTAGCGTGTCTGCTGTCATCGTGGTTGACATTGGAACCACCGTTTAATGTGCATAAGAACCCCCTTAGTTAGTGAGTCCATAATACACAATAAACCACATACGGATAATATTACCTCAGATTGCTCTTAACGAAATTACCTTAAAGGTGATAAAGTATTATTTTTGTTTTTATGGATGAAAAAGTGCTTAAGTTATTTGCGAAATACACTTCGATAGGCGTGCTCAATACGCTAATCCATTGGGTGGTATTTGCCGCGTGCTTCTATGCACTGGGAACCAGCCAGGCTCTGGCTAACTTCAGTGGATTCGTTGTTGCGGTCAGTTTCAGTTTCTTCGCTAATGCTCGCTTTACGTTCAACAGTTCCACAACCACGTCGCGCTATATGCTTTACGTGGGCTTCATGGGCTCGCTTAGCGCAGCTGTTGGATGGGCCGCTGATAAATGCTCTCTCCCGCCAGTTGTGACACTGGTCGTGTTCTCAGCTATAAGCCTTGTGTGCGGGTTTATCTATTCGAAATACATCGTCTTCAGGGAAGCAAAATGAAGATTTCACTCGTGGTTCCGGTCTTCAATGAAGAAGACACAATCCCTATTTTTTATAAAACCGTCAGAGAATATGAACCACTCAAATCGTTTGAGGTAGAAATAGTATTCATCAATGACGGCAGCAAAGACGCTACAGAGTCGATTATCAATGCGCTGGCCGTTTCTGATCCGCTTGTTGTGCCCCTATCCTTCACCCGCAATTTCGGCAAAGAGCCGGCGCTATTTGCAGGGCTGGACCATGCCACCGGCGACGCAGTGATTCCGATTGACGTCGATTTGCAGGACCCGATTGAAGTTATCCCTCAGTTAATAGAACGCTGGCAGGCTGGCGCAGATATGGTGCTTGCTAAGCGTACAGATCGTTCTACTGATGGTCGCCTGAAGCGCAAGAGCGCTGAAATGTTCTATAAGCTGCATAACAAAATCAGTAACCCGAAGATCGAAGAGAACGTAGGTGATTTCAGACTCATGTCTCGGGATGTCGTGGAAAACATCAAGCTCCTGCCAGAGCGAAACCTGTTCATGAAAGGCGTTCTGTCATGGGTTGGCGGCTGCACCGATATTGTGGAATACACCCGCGCTGAACGTATTGCAGGCAACACAAAATTCAATGGTTGGAAACTGTGGAACCTGGCGCTTGAGGGCATTACAAGCTTCTCCACCTTCCCACTTAGAATGTGGACATACATTGGTCTGGTGGTTGCTGGCTTTGCGTTTATGTATGGCGCATGGATGATCATAGATACGCTCGCCTTTGGAAACCCGGTAAGGGGTTACCCTTCTCTTCTGGTTTCGATTCTCTTCCTGGGAGGAATTCAGCTTATAGGCATCGGCGTTCTTGGTGAGTACATCGGAAGAATTTACATTGAGGTAAAAAACAGGCCTCGCTTTATAATTAAAAGAAAGGGGGAAAATAGCAAATGATGAATTTTTTGAGTGAAAAACTCAGCAAAAGGAACTCATTTTACATTTCTTTAATTATATCCACCCTTTTTGTTTATCCATTGATAAACGCGGGGGTGTATTACATTGATGACATACCTCGCTCACAAACCGGATATGTGGGTTGGTTTCGACTTGGTAGACCACTTTCGGAATATATTTACACAATACTTTCACTTGGGCAGAACATAGCTATAGATGTTTCTCCTTTGCCGCAAATGCTATCAATTTTAGTGATGGCCTGGTGCATTCAGGCACTTTCCAACGCTTTTTTCGCAGAAAGGACATTATCAACTATAGCAATATCTTCTCTGGCCTTCATTAGCCCGTTATTTCTACATAACATGGCGTACAAATATGATAGTTTGTCGATGGCACTATCTGTTGCGTCGTGCGTGATTGCCTTTTCGATAAATTTAAGAAACAAACTCATTAATTATATTTTTAAGGGAGCATTGATATTTTCATCTCTCTGCTTTTATCAGGTGAGTGGAGTTATATATTTAATGCTTTGCATAGCAAAATCAATAAAGAATATAGCCAACGGAGATGTAGAGAACTTTAAAAGCATTTTTAAACCAGCAATTTTAACTCTTGCATCGTATGCATCGTACATGGCTTGGCTTAAAGCCAACACCACAACCAGCAGATCCGGTACTGTTTTATCAGTTGAAAATGGAAAAGATATTTTCATTGGCAACATAGAAAAGTTTGCCAACATGTATGGCAAAGCGTTTGATCCATTAACAACTAAGATTTTGTTTTTGGTGGCTACACTTTCAATTATATCTTATGCATATAAAGCATTTTTAAATAAACAACCCCCTAAAAAATTAGCCGCCACTTTAGTTTCGTTATCGTTGTTACCCTTTCCTGCGATAATGATTATATTGGCTTCATCAACAACTGTAATATTGTCAGAGTCATTGATAGTGCCTAGAATTGCTACGCCGTTTGGCGTTGTATTGATGTCAGTTCTGGCAGTTATATATTGCCAGTCCAAAAAGACGTCCGGGATTATCGCTGGATATTTTCTGGCTGTAACGATTCTTACATCATTTGCATTAGCCAACGCAATTAAGTCGCAATATGAGGTTGACTTTGTAATAGTCTCTCAAATAAAGAAAGACATATCAGGTAGCCAAAAATTAAGCTCATCCAAAACAACGACTTTTGGTGTAATGAAGGAATCACCAGTAGTAGCTGTGAATTCACAGGTATTCCCTGTTATCAGACTAATAAACAGCAAAATGTATGATGCATCAACATCTACCATGCTGACCAGACTAGGAATAAGAAATGTAAACTTTTCGTTTGAGAGGGCCAAATGGCAGGAAATAGCCAATGACGCATGCAGTGCCTCTTACCCAGACGTGTCTACTACGGATTATTCGATTTACAATAAAGATGGTCAGAATTATGTATTTTTAGGTAGCAAACCAAAACTGTGTAAATAAACTGAGGGGCTTTCGCCCCTCTTTTAGTTGTATAGAACAATCTCTACCGTAGCGGCAGTTACGGTCAACATGTTATATACAGCACCGGCTGCCGTGTATGTATTAACGGTTATTGATTTATTGCCATATGTTGCCACATTGCACTGACCGCCGTTAGTCAGTCTTACCGTGCAGTTTTCTACGGCTTTCTGTGTAACATGGCTTGGGAACTGAATTGTAAAGCCGGTTGATAGCGGAGTTACTGTTCCAGTAATTGTCTCAATGTCTGTTTTCGTAACAGATCCATTTGAAAAGTTTATTCTCGCTTTACGCGTAAAATCAACTGTTAAATCTGTAACTACGGAGAGCCGCAGAAACATTGGGGAGCGGGATGTAGTTATTCCTCTAACGGTAATGTTAGATACTGCACTGCCAGTGAATGCTATCAATGGAGCAGGGGTGCCACTACTACCACCACCAATATTATCGTGAATGTTAGCTATAGTGATGTTCTGGACGCTTTGCGTATCATGCCCAACAAGGATAGGCGTTGATTCACCTGGACATGTGATCACAACATTGCTCAACATCCCGTTATTGCCCGATATATTGTAAGCGATAATATCTGTGCGCCCCACGGAGGAATCCTTAGGTACGCCATTGATATTATGGTTAGTAATCAACCATCGGTTAGATTTGTAAGTTGGAGACTGGCCTTGACCGACTGCATAAACAGGAACTCCCGCGGCGTATTTAATGGTCTGGAAAACCATATTTGATGCGATATAGTCGGTGATGTTGTTATTTTCGTCATTGAAAATCATGCCACCGTTGCCGCCCTCCTGAATCGCGTTATTCAGGATGAAACGTTGAGAAGCGCGGATTGCGAGCATCCACTGGTTGCGGTCATCACGCCCAATCCAGCGACCTATCATATTGTTGGCAATAACGTTTACGTTGCCGTTAGTATCGCCGCCGGAGCCAGTGGACATATACAGCAGGTGTCGGCCGTTCGGTGCAGCCTCTACCGTCTGCATCACGTTATTGATGATGGTTTCTTTGGCGTTGTCCGTAAGAACTGAATAACCAGCACGACCGCCGCCGACATCATCACCAGTATGGTAGACCTGCTTTTCGGTAATAACGTCATTAACAATCGCGTTCCTTGCCTGGCTGACATAGACGCCACCCGCCAGACCTGCGAAGGAGCGAACGCCGCGAACAATCAAATTCTTGGTATAACGCGTTAACAATGCGAACGAGGATATGGCCTCGTTAGTGTTGTCCGTGGGCGAAGAAGTGCCACCCGCCTGAATATCATTGATTGTTACATTGGTTGTAGGAGCTGCGTCAGTACCAAGCATCCCGTAAACCGCAGATTTACCTGAGGTATCTGTAACCTTACCTCCTCTTCCTTCAACAAACTGATTGGAATCCAGTCGGTAGACCATGCGGGACTGCATCTCAGGGACATATGTATTGGAGTTCGTTGATATATCTTTATCTATCTCAACATCGCGCCCGTTAGAGAAAACCCCGGCCACGCCAGTAGTATACCCATCAGGCCGTCTGTCAATGGCGTTCAAGTCTGCAGCAATGGTTCCACGGTGATTGGTACCAACACGCTGTGCCCCGGTTGGCTTAGCAAGCTCAATCATCACATCAGAAGCAGAACCGGAGGCAGGAACCACGGATATCGGTTGCCCGCTTTCATTCCATCCGAGCAGCTGATTCCTCCTCGTCTCAATTGGTGGAAGAGTATCTACGTAGCTTTCTGGAACCCTCAATGTTCTTCGAAAATTAATATCAGCCAGGCTATCCACATAGTTTTTTGTGGCTGCATCCTGGGGATAGCTAGGGTCTCTCAAATTGCGAACGTAGTTACCGAGTGCGTCATACCAGTTCGCCATGCTGCTGGGTTTGCGCAATGCGAGTGTGAACCGCGACCAAACCTGCTGGATGAGCATAGTCAATTTGTCGAACGCATCTTCGTGCACCTCTGGAAAAAAACTGCCCTGATTTCGCAAGTCAGTATCCTGAGTTAGAGGTAGGTTACGGGATATCGATATTTTCCACCCGTTCCCCAATGGCGCGCTGAGGATGACTTTACCTCCGTTATAGCCACCAGCTCCAGTCACCGTGTAATCAGTGTCAAGCGTAAGCACGGTGAGGTTGTTATCGAGATCAAGTACGGAAACCACCAGGTCTGTCCTTTTGAATACCCGGAAATTGTAATCAAAATTGGTGGTCGTCCCGTTGCCTGTGTAATCGTTGTGGTCAACTTCGGTCGAAACGGTCATGTTATCAGCTCCAGTATGGCCGCGCCCTTCGCGCAATGCATATGAGCATTCTATAACCTGGCAAATCCATTATGAATTATCATTACCTCATAGAAGGCAACAAATTACCCTATAGGTAAGGTGATTTTACTGGAGTAAATCGCAGCCTTCTGATATATGTATATATATACAGTACTTAGATGAAGGAGGCGGCATGTCGCAGTATCATCACCCTCTTGATGAGGGAAAGTTGGGGGCACTGAATAGCCCTCAGGGCGTTATGGAACTGGTTGAAAAGTCGCATCTAATGGAGCTTATTAGAGAGCTCGAGAAGGATGGGCATGATGTAAGCGGCGCCGCCGCCGAACTGGTGGCCCTCGTTAATTATGTCACCAGTACGCAGGTTTCCCTGAGTGATATTCAGACCCATCTTGACTACTGCGTCCTGAGCCTCAAGAAGAGCATTCGTTAGTTTAGAAAGGTAATAGGCTGATCACGTTTACCTTCTTGGTTATGCATGCTAAGGGGAGTATTGCAACAATACCTTTAGGGTATAAAATAGTCAGGCCATTATTCCGATGGCCTACATACGGTACCGTAAAATGAAAAAAGCAATCGCTGTGCTGTTCGTTCTGTTATCTCTTGGTTCTGCTACACCGTCATTCGCTGGTAACTGTCAGCATGACAATGATACTGCTGCTGATGGTTCACGCTGTGGTGGTCGTTCAGCTGATTCTCGACCAGGCGGCAGTGGCGCGCTGTAATAAAATAATGGCCGCTTCGGCGGCCATGTGACATGTCACCATCTCTTACGTTTTATCTCTATCAGCCTGCCAACTCCCATCACCACCAATCCCACCCCGCACGCCAAAAAAAACAGTATTAGCAGGAAATCGATAGCGGTTATTTTCGACTTATCGTAAAAGAGCATAGTGATGCTCGGATATAGAAAAAAAGCCACCATAAACAGATATAGCGCCAGAAATTTAAGCCTTTCCATTTGTTTATTTACCCAGCATGAATTGTGATGGTGGAACCAGAAACTCGTTGCCCTGCTCCCGCTCTACGCGGCGCTGATAACGCTCAAGCGATCCGGGGTCCAGAGAGTCCTGTATCCGGTTCAGAATCAAACCGTTCATCGCCGTGCGCAGCCAGAAGATGTTGAGAAATGGCGTGTTGTCCAGCGTCGTTCGATACCAGTCGCCCAAATCGGCCTCCCCGCGCGTTGTCTGCTGAAGCAGCGTGATAATGCTGTCAGCGTTGGACGCCGCCGGCCCCATCAGAGACGTTACCGGCCCTGCCCCCATCCGGTTTACCTCTCCGAACATAAAATCTCCAAGGATGCCGAGCCCACCACCCTGTGCAGCCGCCGCAAGAAACGTTTTCGCATCTGCCGGGCGCGGTGTCTGCCCTTTCATCATTAGCTTTGCCTGCATTGATACGTAGCCAAAAAGCGTCGCCCAGACAAAGAGGTTAGCGGCACCAATGAAAGCGCCGTTACCATTACGCATCAGCGCATTGGTAAGCGAGGTTGTTTTCGATTCGCCGAGCCCTGCCGGGGTATACCCGCGACCAAAAACCTCACGCCCGAGCACGTTCTGCATGAAACTGGCAGTAAAAGATTTGTACTGCCCAGCGAAGCGGATCGCCTCGCCCGCCACTGTTCCCGGAACCGTCCCCATTTTCATAAACGCCTGCGTGCGGTCACCGGGCTCGGACATAGCAATGTTCAGGCGATCGAGGATATAACCGCGCAGCTGGCCTTCGAGTTGGTCGCGCGCGTCGGCGATTGCGCGATCCGTTGGGTTCAGCCCTTTGCTTTCAACATAACGGGCAATCACGTCATCCGGCACGCCGCGGACGCCGCTGGTCGTCATGAACTTGCGGCCCTCGCTGTCGGCCATGTCCATGTTACGGAAAATTTCCCATTCCCGGTCACCGATACCGTGCAGGTCGAGGACGCGGCGCAGGTCTTCCGGCAGGCTGGCGTGAGGCTGGTCAGCATTTTTAGCCAGCCAGTTGGTAATCATCAGAGCATTAGAGTTGCGGCCGCTCTCGGTCCAGAAATTCATCAGGTTATATTTGAAAAACAGTTGCTGAGCGCGCCCCATTTTCCCGGTAAGCGAGTCGTCGCCGGAGATGCGCCGGATGATTTCCTGCGTCATGGCGTCAGAATAAACGCCGATTGAAGACAGGATCTCTTTCTGTTCAGCGCTGTTATACCGGGAGAAACGCCCTTTCATGGCGCCCAGCACCGCCTGCATAAAGTTCTGCCCCTGATAGCGCATTTCAGTTGCGGCGATCGGCACGTCGTTGAATGAAGAGATAACGGCACCACCGAGCTGGCTCATACGCAGCCAGCCCCTCACCGCGGCGGAAGCGTTGGCCCAGCCAACACTGCCAGGGATATTTAGCGAACCGTCAACCTGCGGCATTACAGTTCTATTAAGACGGCGAACTTTGGTCATATAGTCCGCAAGCGCCGCCGGGTTGCCTGACTTACTTACGTCATCGGCCAGCGTGTCTGTCAGGTATTTGAACATGTTGCCGGGGTTGGTTCCCAGCATGCGCATCATGCCTGTATTGCGCGCCGCGCTGTTAAGTCCGCCGAATAATGCTTCGCGCAGGCTGCCGGTCCCGAACTGCTGATTGTATTCGTGCCAGGAGATCCCGTCTTTGAAATGGAGCACGCGCTCCTGGCTGGCGCGCTTCGCCGCATTTGCCGAACCTTTGAAGCCGTTCATCCAGTCTGGTTTTTCTGATGTCAGGTGGACGCCAGAGGCCAGACCGTTATACACGTTCCGCATGAACTGATCGCGGTCGGCGACGCCATCAAAAGTGCGTTCATCGAGGCGCGGAAGAATTGCATTGCGCCATGCATCATACCCGGCCGCGCGGATCTTCATGATGTCATGCGACTGTCGAACGATATAGCCCGGCTCTTTGCGTATCCACGCGCCAGCGCGGTTCTCGTCGATGCGTGCCGCTTCCTGCCACTTCATGATAATCTGCGCCGCACTGACTGACTGTTTCGTCATTCCTTCGGTAGATTCGCCGCGGCCAATCCGCCACATTGCGTCAGCGATTTCACGGTCGTTGCTGCCGCTGGCTATGAATTTAACCAGCCCGGCGCGGTCGAAATCGTAATTGATGCCTGCGTGATATTTCCCGCGAAGTTGCGCCACCTCTGAGGATACCGACCGGCGCGCCCCGGTGCGCGCATCGTTACGACCTACCAGTATCGCCTCCAGTCCAATATCCGGGCGGTCTTTCCAGACAGTACGCAGCTCGCCGAGTCGCTGAGCCGCCACGCGGGTATTAATCGCTTTATTGCGCGCTTCAATCTGTTTTGCCAGCACGTCAGCGTTACTTAGTTCTTCGGCGGCACGCATGGCTGCCTCTTCGAGTGACAGCGTCTCGTTGCTGGCAAGTATACGGTTTGTTGTGTCGCGCATATCGCGCACCAGCCCTTCCATTTCATCAGCCGACAGTTCGCGGCCAGCCGCGGCGTTAACAGTGCGCTCGCATTGCGTCAGGAATTCGTTGGCAGCCATCAGATCCCCCGGTTAATCATACAGGCAGCAAATGCCCGGAAAGCGTTGCTCATGCTATTGTCGCTGGCCTCAGCGCGAATAGCATTGAGGTTTTCGCGCATCGTGGCCGCGAGCTCCGGATTATCAACAGCGATATCATCCAGCAGCGCGTTGCTTATATTGAATTCGTTCTCAAGATCAGCTGCGGCGGCTGTCAGCTCATGATCTGCTTTCTGCGTTTCCTGATAAACGCGATCGGCAGTTTCGCTAACCGGGCGCGCCGTTTCATCAACCTGCCGCACCGGGTTCTGTATGCGCTGGATAGCGCGCTCGCGCAGCGCCGGTTTATGCAGCTCATAGAAAGGCTCAACGTCCGGGCTACGGCCTTCCATCATGTGCGCCAGCGCGGCGCGGTAAGCCTGCTGGTTGACGGTCCAGTCTGCCTCCCTGATAGCGCTGGCGGCGGTGCGCACTGCACCGGCGACCGGCGACATCTGCATGCCATCGCGGATCTGCTGCGCGCGCTCGGCGATAGTGACTTTCAGGTCGTCTGGTATCTCGCCGCGGGAAAGCTGTGCCTGCCGGCCACGCGCCTGCTCGGCGGCGGCATTACGCTCAAGTGCCTGGTTTATCTCTTCATTGCGGGCCGCGAGTTGGGCTTTCTCGGCATCGATATCCTTCTGCGCAAGACGGCGAGCTTCCTTAAACTTCATCCGCTGGCCCTGGTATTCCGTTGTACGCTTTTGCAGGGTAGCGTCTAACTCATCAGCGCGGCGCAGGTTGGCGGAAAGTTCGGTGCGCAGGTCAGCAACGTTGTCTATCTGGCCGGTTTGTAACTCCTGCTGGCGCGCCATGTATTCAGGTACCACGTCATCATAAGCCCGGCTATAGGCATAGCTCTCAGCCTCGCTGGAAATGGCAGCAGCCAAATCCGCATTTGTGCCACGCTCAGGGATATTTACACCAGACGGGATGTTGTCCGGTGTTATAGCCGGCGTTGGCTGAGATTCTGGTTGAATATCCGCCTGCGCCAGCGGAGCGGCGGTATCATTTCCTGCACCTGTCGGGCGCCGCGCGCGCACCAGGTCGGCGATAATACCGCCGCCTGCATGCATCAGACCGCCCGCCATCGTGTTGAAAAAGGTGCTTTCCAGCGCGTTTCCGTAGGTAAAATCATCGCCATCGGCCGCCGCCGCTTGGGCAGTTAACGGCACTGTCGCCACAGCCTGAGCTGCGCCCATGCGCGCACCGGCCAACAGGCGCTCCCCAAAACGCCCTGCCACAGAAGCCGCCTTCGCCTCGCCAGCGAAAGGCACCAGCGCCAGAGCCACGTTTCCGGGATCTGCCATCGAGCCCGCTAGGCTGGCCGCGAAATTAAGCGGGGTCGCCGCCCAGACACTCGGCGCAGACATTGCGATCTGCTGGCGAGCCAGTGAGTTCTGGCGCTCTTCCACCACGTGATCGAGAAACGCTTTTGTTACACCGTTGTCCGGCACGTTGATGCTTTTAACGCCATACTGCTTGAGCCGCTCGTCAGCCTCCTGCTTGCTGACAATTGCAGAGTTAGGGTCGTTCGCCAGCCTGTCAGCGGAAGAGAACCGAATACCCGACATCACCGGGCCTTCTTCAAATCCCTGCTGCAATGAAGAGAGTAGCGATTCACCCAGACCGGCAGGCGCGTTACTGATGGGCTGGTTAATGCCTGTGCCCGGATCTTCTGTAAAAATTGTCATGTTATCGTCCTGACTGCTGGCCGTTCTGGAGGATGTCGAGAATATTTTCGCGTTGGCTCTCTACGCTGTAATTTTTCGACTGGCCTGGCGTGTATTTCACTGGCGTGTCGATAAATTTGGTCAGTTTGTTCCAGGTAGATCGGTTGCCTGTTCCCAGTTTCGCCAGATCGCTGAATGGAACGGTGATCGGGTTGCCGTCGGCACCGTTCACCAGCAGGCCATTCATCATCAGAGTAAGCCCGCTTTCATTGCTGTTCGTAACCCACTGCGCACTCTCTTTGATTCGAGACAGGCTTTGCTCTTTGTTGACCGACTCTGGCAGACGAGGGTCGCCTATCAGCGGCATAATCTGCTCGGCTGACAGATTTTCAAGGTAGGCGTTTGCGCCGTCGGTTACGTCGCGCAGATCAAGCCCGGTGCGATTTGGCAGGCGCCACGTTCCACTGGTCTGGTATTGCTCTCCCAGAATGTCCTGATACGCCTGTTTCGCCGCATCAGACGGTGACATGCCACGCTGCATGTTGATATACGTCAGGCGCTTGCCTTGCTCGTTGAAGTTGTTCCAAACGGCAGTGCCGCCTGGCTGTACAACCATCGTGCTGGCGAAATCTTTCGCCTGATCGTTCCACGATGAATCAGCTTTATCAGCATCAGGCTTCTCGAAACTTCCCCGCAGGTCAGCCGTTTTAACGCTGCGGTTCTGCCAGAGCGCGTTGGCTGCACGCGGGTTTTCTGTAGCCATCACAACCTGTAGCGCCGGGAATGCATTTTTCTGCACCTGCTGCATCACCTGATCGGAGTATTTCCCGAACGACTGCGCCACCGACTGGATCGCGGTGACGCTCGATTCCTGAGAATTATCGATGCGTTCAAGCAGGCTGTTTACCATCGTGTCGGGAAGAACCTTTTTGCTGCGGATGCCCAGCCGGTCTTTCTCGGACTGGATGCGCGAAACCAGATATTCCCCTGATGCCTGATTGTTCTGGTATTCGGCAAACGCGCTCTGCACCACCGGAGAATATTGTTGCAGCCAGGTTCCCGGATCAGACTCGCGCGCCTTCAGCACCTGGTTCAGCTTTGACTGAGCTGTTGCGTACAGCTCATGCTTATATTTGAAATCGGCGTCGTTTTCCTGCGGTTGTAACGCCTGCACTGCCGCCGTCGCCTGCTGCACGTTACCCTGCATGATTGACTGGTAAACTGGCTGCAGGGTCATGGCCTGCTGATATTGCTGGTAGGTTTTCTCCATCTGCATGCGTTCTGCAGGGGCGGCCTGCAACGGCATGACCGCTGCCCACTCACGCGCGCTGATTGGCTCTACCGGTTGTCCAGCTTCAAGGCGGGCCAGATCATCCTGCATCCGGCTTTGCAGCGCTACGCGACCGGCAGATGCCTGCATATCGTAGAGACCTGCCACCTTACTCATCATTTGAGCTTTGCTGGCCGGACTCATGGCATTCCACCACGGCTGTGAAATCAGGTTCTCCATCGTCGCATCACCGGGGATAGCCGCCGCGCTGCCGGTAACTTTCGCCACGTAATTTCTGGTTTCTTCGTAGGGAATAGCCGCCGCGAATTGCTCATTGCTGACTTCGCCGGTGCGTGGGTCGCCAAGCTTAACTTTTGATGGATTGCTACCTGATTTATTGGTGCCATTAATCCAATCGTCAACAGCACCGGGTCCGGCGTTATATGCCGCCACCGCCAGCACCGGGTTATTGCCATATTTTTTCATCTGGGCGCCGAAATAAGCCTGCCCGAGTTTTGCGTTATAACGCGGGTCATTCAGCCACTTATCGCGATCCCATGGCAGACCAGCCAGACGCGCAGCCTCCGGTCCGGTATCCTCCATCACCTGCGCCACGCCCACCGCGCCTTTCGGCGACACAAGGGGAGCGCCGTCTTTGCTATACTGATTGCCACCACTCTCATTCCAGATCATCGCGGAAAACAGTTGCGCTTCCGTAGGTGTGTCCGTCACCTGAATCTTGCCGCCTGGCCCCAGCATCTGCTGATACATCGGCACATACCAGGCCTCAGATGCACCTTTCGCCGCATTTTCACGCCACGAAATCCAGTTCTGCTCTATCTCTTCATCGCTCTGCCCGTGGGCTTTGCCATAGGCAATAATGCTGTTCCTGGCAGTCAGTCCGGCAACGTTAGCCATTTCTGGGTTCATGAACTGCGTGGTAAGGGTTTTCAGCGTTGCTTCCTGCATGCCAGCTTCGTACTGCCGAACCTGCCCCGCTTCATGCCGCCCGGCCTGGGTGGTGAAGCTCATTCGCTGTTGCTGGGCCTGCTGCAAGAAAGCATTGCGAGTCTGCTCGTCAGGCAGTCCTGCAGCGATCTGCTCAACCTGTTGGTCAAACTGCTGCGTGTATTCCTGGCTTTTGCCTATGGCATTTTTACCCTGAAGGTTCATGAAACCGCTGTCAGGGTTGTTCAATAAATCATTGCCGACGGCATTCAGCTGCAGGCTGGCATCCTGCGTCAGCGCCACATTCGCGCGCTGTTTTGCTTCTGCAAATGCACCGGCATATTTCTGAGAGGCATCAGCAATCACATCGCCGACATTAGGCTGCGGCAGCGCCTGCAATCCCGGCGAAGAGTACCCGCGGCTTTCAACCTGGCGACCTGTAACGGTTGGTACGACTGGCATGATGCTCTCCTTAACGTCCGGTAAGTGTGCCTACGGCGGCGCTTATCGGCGCGGCCTTGCTCTGAGTGAACGGATTCCATGTGCCGCCGCCCATCTTATAAGCGCCATAGGCGCTAAGAGGTGCTGTGAGCAGAGTAGAGAAAACACCCATATTGGCTTGAGAACGTGCAGAGCTCGCCTCTGCCCGGGAATTCGCTGCCTGGGTCTGATAGCCATATGCCTCACGGCTGGCATTGTTGATGGTGGTCAGTGCGTCAAGCTCTCCAAACTGAGCGGTGTCACCCATGATATCCAGAGATCCACCTGTACTAAGATCACCACCACCTGCGGCAATAGCTGCCGCTTGACTTCCCTGCGCAATCCGGTTCCGTCGGCGGACCTCATCTGCCTGTGCATTACCGCGATTAATGGCGTCGTTTGCCTGCGCTTCGGCAATGTCTGCATTCTGATTTGCGACCGCAGCGGAGTATCTACCATTCTGGTATTGCGAATACGCCTGAATCCCGGCAGATGCCAGACTGACCGCTACCAGAGCAGTGGTTGGTTCACACATTATTTTTTCTCCATGTAAAAGCGATGGAACGGCCGCTGCTCTTTGCCGTATGGCACCGAATCTTCGAGATGGAAACCGAGCCATTTAAGCCACGCTTTAGCCACGTGGTTACGCTCGTCAACATAGTTTTCAAGATACGGATAAGGCATCAGCATTGCATTGACTACATGACGGCAGCGGCGCAGGAACGTGCGCTGGTATTTATGCAGGTCGTCCGTGCCGACAAGCCAAGGAATACCGCGACCGCTCAGGATAGAGACTGGCGCCACACCGAAAATCGTCACCACTTTTCCGTTAATTAGCCCGGCGCAGCAGAAGGTGGAAATTCGCAGGCCATGCTCCATCACTTCGCGCGGCGACTGGCCGGAAATAGCGATAAACTCATTGACATCTGCCTGCCGAACGAGAGGTAACATCTCTTCGATGTGGCGCTGCTCGGCTGGCACTATACGAACATCAAGCATTTCGCCCCCCTACAGCCAGTGCCGGGATCAGAGCCAGAACCGACAGAGGCAACGGGTCTTGCTGGCGCACAATAATGCGTCCGTTCAGCCCCCATGTGCTGTCTACTTTCAGCGTTACCTTGCCGGTAGCGTCATCAACCGGATCGTCGTAAAACTCAAACTCACGCTGTGGGTATTCATAAAACTGCCCGCCGGGCGTACTGGCCCATATCCCGCGGCTGGCATTCACCACCAGAGAAACAGAGGTGATTAGCTGCTTTTTATCCAGCAACGTTTCCTGACCGTTGATGTTGACGTCAAGGGTTTCAAGCTGGGAGGTATAAGGCAGGCCGATATGCACCACCGCGCCTGGGGATTCGAGAGTTACCGCCCCGCCAGTTACGACCTTTTGAGGTTCGACGTTGGCATCAGAAAGGATGCTTACCGTTTTCCCTTCAAGGTGGCCAAGCCCGGAGAAGGTCTGACGTGCCATCTGCCAGTTAGTGACAGCAGTATCTCGAAGCTCTGGGGGGATGTTTCTGCTGGCAGATATTTTCACGACGTTAGCGGTTGTAAGCTGGGTAATGTTACAGCGTAACTCCATGTCCTGCGGGTTTCCGTTTGCGTCCTGCCCAACGTAAGGGATCTGGATTTGTGCACCGACGTCCGAACCTGTGAATCCAAGGCCACCGGACATGGTTAAGGTGTATTCCTGCCGATAATCCCAATCATCACTACCACCGGTAATTTTTATCGTAGCCGCCGAGGCGTTACGCCCGTCATAACTCAGGCCGCAGTCGACAAAAAAAGCGTCTTCGGTAGAGGTGAACAACCTGCTGGCAAGTCGCTCAATGTAGCGTACCGTCTGCCCGTTTATAACGCGGCGCACCACGAAATAAACGGCATCCTCCTGGCTTTCACTGATCGAGCAGGTTGATTCGAAAGAGCCGTCAGTCGGCTGCGGCGCCCAGGCAAAAACCTGCTGGTCTTTGAGATAGGTTAACGCCAGCAGCATTCCGTCATCGCGGCAGCACCAGGCAGTCGAATAAGGGACAGTGCTGAAGGACCAGTCCACAATGCTGTGCTTCTGGAAAAGATGGTTTGCGAGGATTGTCAGGTCATTACCCTGGTATCCGTCCACGTCGAAAGAATAGGCCAGATCGCGCACGGCGCTGCCCTTCTCCTGAACGAACAGTGCGATGTTGGCCACGGCGATTGGTGGAAGGTTGCTGCATCCATTCGAGCCCTGCGAGGAAAAGGCGAATGCGCTCGGCGTCAGTGTTTTGTTTTGGTCTCCGGTGATGATGTATTCTCCGCCGGACGTCAGCGCAACCAGCGATCCGACGTCAATAAGGTGGCGGATCTCATTCACCTGCCGGCCAGCGTATGTGTAAATGATGCGGTCATCATCCTGGATAGGGTTGTTTTTGCCGAAGTCTTTGTAATCCCCTATCCGGCTGGCCCAGATGGTTTGCGGAAACGCGGTGCTTGCCGCGAAAAAAAGGCGCTGCTGGTAATAAACGACGGTGCCGGGATAACCATTCACATCATTCCAGGCATAGCGGGCCCATTTGAAGCTCGGCCGCCCTGATCCGACAACATTCTCTGGAATGTACGAGATTACTGTTGCTGTTGCCGTAGTGCCGCTCGCCGCGGTAATGCGCGCTATCCCAAAGCCACTATGCAGGTACTGCCATTGCACACCAGTATCAGTGTCAGCAGTGCCGCCCCATCCATCCCATGCTGCGCCCTCGGTGTGCGATGGTCGCAGTGTGCCGGTGGTTCCAGTCGTCAAAGCTTTGTAATAGTTGCTACCGGCCCGGATAATGCCACCTGCTGTAGCCTTTTTCCCCGTCTCCCACACAGGAACAGAGTCAACCGCTGGCTGCTCCAGATAAAAGAGCTTACCAATCTGCTCAGAGCCAAAAATGGAGGATGTAGCAGTTAGCGTTATGGTTCCAGTCGAAGCGCTGGCATACACCTTCTGAGCCTCGTCGACGTTAATATCCTCAAACGGGCCGTTTTTGGTCTGCACGGCGACGATCTGCCAGTTATCATGCGCGTAACGGCGCAGCTCCATCGGCGGATATTTCGGATGCACGATGGTCAGAACGTCAGCTGACTGCGTGAATTTGAGTCTGAACAGGTCTGCTTCCGCATAAGGTGTAACCAGCTCGTAGATATTGCTAGTACCGCTGACCAGCACCTGCCCGCCATCCTTGAACACCCGCATGTATTTGTCGCCGAACTCCAGCGCATAAGTCTGCACGGTGGAAAACTGGAAAGGGATTAGTCGACATTTTTTGTTCGGATATTTCGCCGCTGCGATGAACTGCGTGCCTGGTCTGTTTTCCACCCCGCCATACTGACGCACGATAAAATTACTACACCGGCGCAGCGCTACTTGGTATTTAGCCATGTCAATGCGGCCGTAAAGCGACGGTGCAATTTCTCCACCAGCAAAACTCGGCTGAATCCAGCTAATTGGCATTATGACAACCTCGCTGTCGTGAATTCGCTGTCTGGCGCTTGCGGCTCCTGGCTTTCATTCATACTGTGAGATCCGGCGCTGAGGATTACGCTCTGGTACATTTGGAGGCAGAAACGCGTCAGGTCTGCGGTGCCGGTAACGGGCATATTGATGGCTGCTGCCAGACGCCAGGCAAGAGCATCCTGGAAAAGCGGATCAAACATGTTCACATCGGTGATGCGCGCGACATACTTCAGCCGCGCTTCATGCTGGTCGGTGTAGATAAGCTTGCCTGTTCCCGCGTCGTTGACACCCGTCTCGTAATTGATGCGCATCGCCGCCGTCGGATAGCGCACGCCCGGCACCATAATTTCGATGATGCGCAGGCAGTCAGTGGGATAGGCATAGGCATATGTCCAGTCAGGCGGCGCAATGCCAGTGTCGGCTAGCGCGACGCGCTTGGTGGCGAAATTCCATTCGGCGTCTGCCAGAACAGCATCGCGGCACGCTTCGAAATGGAGGTTGCACACATCAGCCTCTTTGCTCTTTTCATCGAGGCTGTTGATGCTGCGGCTACTGCCGATATTGCTCAGTGCCAGATTGCAGATTTCGACCACCGAAGCCATTATTCACCCCCGCCGTAGAGCGTGTCAGCGGCCGACTTCTGCTGTTCATCCTGAGCCGGTGCGATTGCCATATCAGTGATCTGAACGTCAGCGTTCTGATACTTTTCATCACCGTCATCGCGCACTGATGTGCCCTTAACGACCGCACGCGCGGTAATCATCACTTCCGAACCGACGGCGGGCATGCTTACGCCGAGCTTTTTCAGTGTTTCATTATCAAGGTTGATGCGCAGACCCCACGGATAATCATCGCGGGTTTTGGTTTCGCCGCTTTCGTCCTGATAGGTGTCGGTGCCGTTTTTGAGATTTACCAGATCCATAACCCACTCCTGCAATAAAGGGGCCGAAGCCCCTTGTTTTTACTGGGGCTTAAAGGCCCAATTCGGCGCGTTTTTTAGCAATGCGATCCTGCAACGTCTCGGCCTTCATATTGCCGGGTTTCTCGTTGAACAGATCTTCGTATTGCTGGCGCAGCGCGGCGAGATCGCCACTGACAGCACCAGTGGCATCATCACCATCACCGTCTTCACCGCCTTCGCCATTACCACCAGCGACCGGGCCTTCGGGGTTTTGCACAACAGGGTTCAGAACACTGGCGACCGGCGCCGGGCCGTCAGCAGCGGTGGATTTACCGCGTTTCTGTTCGGCCTTCTGCTCGGCTTTTTTCTTCGCAGCTTTTGCTGCGTCGTTCATCGGCTCCAGCGCGCTGCCCGGCTCGCCGTCATATTCAATTTCCGCGCCTTCATCCAGCAGCTGATTGCCGATAAAGGACAGACGCAGAATGCGGTACTTCGCTTTTTCCTGTGCCATCTTCTAACCCTTAACCAGTGATTCGTGAGCGGGTGGCGTAGTAGGTGTTGTTACCGTCTACGTCGAGGTTGATGCCGGAGGTGAATGCGCCAGCAGTAAGCGGCCCGGTTCCTACGGTGTAGTTCAGGCGCAAGTAACGCTGCACGCCCTGCGGCACCTTCTGCGAGACGATGCGCTTGCCAGCGGTCAACGCGGCCAGAGCCAGATCGCCAGAGCTCGCGATAGTCGTCCAAGTGGAGTTATCCGTGCTGGTTTGCAGGTTAACGTTGACCGTTGCAGCACCTGCGGCGGTCGCCGTGGTGTTGACGGTAACGAACCACTCCAGCGGTTCACCGACGCCGATATCGCGGCGGGTGCCGTCAATCGGGCCGAGGTCGATCACATCAGTGGAAGCTGCCGACGCGGTAACCGCCTGCGCTTCGGAGAACATCAACAGTTTGTCGAGGATCATCTCTTTATCTCCTTCTGGCGGGCGCGCGGCCCGCCGGTTAATGACAGGCGTTAAACAACGCGGGATTCGGTTTCAAGAATCGCGTCGGTTTCACGAATCGGCACGCCGCGGAAAGCGGTCCACCACTCGCCCTCGGTCTCTTTGACGGTCAGAGCCAGAGAGGCTTTGTCCAGAGACTGAGTATCGAGAGCCTGGGCAACGGTGCGGTTCATATAGAACACCGGGTTACCCATGCCACGGTTCGGAATGCGGTGCAGCGCGCGGATCATCAGGTTAACGATATTGGCGGCAGAACCAGGTACTGACAGGTCGCTCACATCGATATTCGCGATGCGAACAACGTAGCGCCAGTCGCGCAGCGTCAGGCCAGCATCCCACTTGTAATGGGTGCGATAGCCTTCATAGGGGTTGCCGTTGGCATCAAGCAGCGTCTGCTGCCCTTTATTCTCCATCTGCAAACCGGCTTTCTGCCCTTTCGGGAAAATGCCATGAACGGTGTTTTCACCCCACACTACCAGCCAGATAGAGGTGTTGTCGGTGCCGGTGCCGCCAGCATCGATAATGTTCTGGCCGTTACCGGCAGACTTGCTGGAATATCGCGGCGCCAGACCCATGAACTGCTGCGGGTTGACGCTGGTATCGCCGTAGAAAAGCGTCTGCGCCATTCGCTGATTCATGCCTTCCAGGAACGCGCGGTCTTCCGACAGACGGAATTCAGCGGTGTTACCGTTCAGATCGGCAAGGGACTTGTCGATTTCGGCGTAGGTTTCGAGCATCCCCATGGTGTCGGTGATCTGTACCGTGGTGGATTTACCCTTCGGCACGCCGGAGTTAATCATGCGCCAGTAGGCGTCCGGCAAACCGGTGCGAATAGTGGTGCGGTGGCCGGTCGGAGAGTTACTCTCTACGAACGGCATATCTTCCAAGATCGGGTTGCTCTGGGAGAGAAGCTCGATAATTTTATCGGTCTTCCCGTTGGGATCTACGCGCTTACCCCAGTCCGCCAGCGTCAGCGCATTTAAGCCTTTAACAGCCATGGTTTATTTCCTCTTAGTTGCCATAGAGCACTTCGGCCGCACTACGCTGGCCTTGATTTCCGCCGGTCACCATGTTGTCTTCCGACATGGCTTTACCGACCTGTACGCAGAAACGCACCAGCGCGGGGTTATTCCCGAGCCCGGACGCTTCCAGGTATTCTTTCAGCTCGGGAGTGCCGAACTGGTCGATTGCGCGCTGCGCCGCGCTGATGCTGGACGTCAGCTTGTCGCCGCCGATTTCTTTGTCGGCCTTGATTGCCGCCTGCCACTCTTCGCCCTGCTTCTGCCATGCAGCGAGCTGCTGCTGATTAACCAGCGGCAGGATTTTTGAGGCATAAACGTCCACCAGCTTCTGCGCCTGCTCGTTGCTGAGGTTCAGCTCACGCGCGATCGGCTCAAACTCTTTCACCGCGGCAGCATCCAGTTCGACGCCCTCGCCAGCTGTCAGCTCATATTTTTCCGGCGCGCCTTCGGGCTTTTTGGTTTCGTCTTTCTTTTCGCCCGGCTTCTCTTCGTCCTTTTTCGGCTGCTCTGCGCCGTCATCGGTTTTCTGTTCTGCCGGATCCTGAGACTGGCCTTCTGCCTGCGCGCCAGGCTGCTGGTCTGCATTGCCCTGACTCTGATCTTTTGCACTTGAGCCAGCGGCATCAGATGGTGCGCCACCGCCGCCAGCGCCGCCGTCGGCAGGCTGCTCATTGCAAAGGCGACGAAATAAGAGACGTTGAAACAGATTCATGGTCACTCCTGTTTGGCGGCCTCGTCGGCCATCTTCAGATACAATTCCGGGCAGCAGGTCATGACGTGCGTCATCAGCACGACTGCCATGTTTCTCTGCCCTTCGTTAAATGCGGTTACGTATGGATCACCAGCGAACGTCGTCGAAAACGGCTTGCCTTGAGAGAGCACGCGCCAGATGACGCGGCGGCCTGACTCGGTGCCCATCACGGCACGGATATCATCGGCGTCTCGTTCTTCGCGGATTTTCTGCTGGGCGATTTGCTCAGCTGTCGGCTGGTCTTCTGCGTAGATGTCGTATGCATCAGTCATTGCTGCTGGCCTCCGACTGCACTGGCCAGAGCCGTGAGAAGATTCGGATCGGCGGTTTTGGCTTCGCTCAGGGTTTTAGCGCCCTGCACTGCCGCCATTCCGGTTTGCAGCGCCATAGCCTGCTGTTGCTGCTGCGCGCGGTCGTTGCGGGTCTGCTGCGCCTGCTCCTGCGGGACGACAACGGTCGGTGATACGCCAGACATGACGGCGTAGTTGTCGATGGCCTGGTCGACATTGAGCTTGTCCAGCGCTTCCGGTTTGGCTTTCGCCAGATTGCCGACGAACCCGACGAAACGCTCAAGGCTGCTGAGGCCAATCGCTTTCTGCGCCTGCGCCATCACGGAGATGTATTCGATGCGCAGCGGCATCCCCTGCATTTCTTCCGGCGGCTCCGGCAGCATGTTCTTGCGTGCCAACATGAAGAAAGCGCGGTCGATCAGAGGGTCAAGAAATTCGTCGTTGAGGCGCTCCAGCACCGGGCCGAGCATCAGTAGCTTCTCTTCTTTCATCTCGATAACCGCTTCCACCGGCATTGAGCGGGTGTTGACGTTCTGAAGCATCATGAAGAGATCGACGAAATAGGCGCTGTTGATAAGCTGCCGCGTATCCTGAATATCGCCGAGCAGGTCGCCGAGGTTAGGATTCACCTGGTACGCCGGGCGCAACCCTTCGGCACCCGTCACCTGATCGACATACGTGATATCGCCAGGCAGCAGGGAGACACGCTGCGTTTTCAGCGACGTTGGTCCAATCATCGGCGGGTTGGTTTGCTTGTCGATCTGCTGCGCCTTGCGGCGCTGTTCGAGCTGCAACGCTTTCACCTGGCCCAGCGCAATCATGCCCGGACAGGATGAGCCGTAAACGTCCTCACCGTTTACTTCCCAGCGCGGCGCCATGACAGGGAATTCGTCATAGCCGGATTCACGCAGCACTTTGTCGTTATCGCCGCCAACCTCGAAATAGACAGAGCGGAACACCTTGTTTTTGGCATTCATCTTTCCCGTTTCGCGGTTCATGTTCGGGTATACGGCATGCACTACATCAACCCAATTTTCATAGGTGCCGTTCTCAAACGCGCTTTTGGTGCTGCTGCTGACGTTATTCAGTCCGAACACGCGTACCAACTGGCGCACGGTCATGGAAAATTTGCGGAAACACGTATCGACGCTGAGACGCGGGCTGTTTGCGATGTAGTAGCTGCCAACCGGGAACGGCATCGTGCGGATAACGTCTTCGTCATCTTCAAGCACGGCGAGCGCGCCGGTGCCGAATGTTCCCAGGCTTGAGTAAATGATCGGCAATGACTGGTACAGGTTCGACTTATTGAACATGTCGTTCATGCGGTTCTGCACCGTCTCCAGCCACAGCTTGACCGGGCCGTAATCCATCATTTCCGGGTCTGGTGTCGCCAGCTTGAACCACGGGCGGGCTGGGCTGGTGATGCCCGACATCATGCCACTCGACAGCGTGCGGTTTGCCATCGTTGCCGTCGGATCAACGATTTTGGTATTGCGGCGGTCGCCGCGGTTAGCTTCGCTGGTCAGGAAGCGGGATACGCGCGGGATAATGAAATCGCTCAGTTCGCGCCAGTGAGGTTCGAAAGTTGTGCGCTCCTGCTCCAGCTGCGCGAGCTGCTTCGTCAGTTGCTCTTTCAGGGTTTCGTTCGTCATTGGCATCAAGCGACGCTCCGTTATTGACCGAGCAGCGTTTTGCCGCTGGTAGACGCGGCGGAGGTGTCGCCCTGCGCCCCAGTCAGCATGGTTGAGTTGCGACCGGCGGCGGCACGGCGGCGGCGCGTTTCTTCGTCGCGAGCGTCAACAACTGCCTGGTCCTGCTCCTGCGGTGCGGACTGAACAACCGGAGCCGCTTTAGGAATGGAAGGTTTGCTGCCAATGCACATTTCACGACCTCATGATGCCAGTTAAATTATTACCAATTTAACCACATAAGAATTATTTGATGTAGTGTATTGACATTTAGTGCGTTAATTATTACCTTTTTGGTAAACATCGTTACCATGTACAACCCGAAAGCGGAGGTTTGTATGTAACGGTTAGCGATGTTTGATTACGGCGTCTGGCACATGCGCCGCAGCGGTCCGGGCGGTCCTTGATTTTGCGCCGTAGCGGGTAGCCGGAATGTGCAAGCCATCTGCACGAACAGGGGACTCACCATCCTGGCGACACGGTGTGACACCTCGGAAGAGACGAGGATGCAACGATGAGAGTATTGCCAAGTTACGACAGCGGCCGCAGTCAAGCAGTGCTCTCAATGTTGTGGTGATCAGGTGTTTGGCGGGCTACCTGCCCGCTATCCAGTTCGAATCCGGACGCCGCTACAGTCGTTGGTCGGTATCGCTAACGTTTTGAGCAGATACCCAGCCGGGGGAAGTGCCCGGCACCTAACCATAAGTTGCCAGGTACATTCGGCCATTAATGTCCGGCTCATCACCGGATACCACCTAAATAGCGGTCGCAAGACGCCGGACGCGTAACCGGAACCAAAAAGACTACCGGGAAAGTTCGGGAGCCTGGAAGAAAAAAGAGGCAGCTCTTTCAGGGTGATCCTGCCTAGTTGGTGAAAACTCGTGTTGCGGGTTCATTCCAGCCGAGCTGGCTGTAAGGTCAGCACTCAACAGGTGAGTCAATTTTCCAGCTTTGAGGTGTACGCGTCATGGCATCAAAGAGAGTTGGCTCACCGTTGTGGTGAATGCGAAGGCTGATGCGCTGATGATGACAGTCACCTTACCTCGCCAGGTGAAGGAAAGCCGGAAATCAGCGCCGGCCACCACAACCCAATCACGCCTCAGGACCGTGATATCCCGTAGCAAGCTGTGTGTAGTCGTTGGCGGTGGCAGTTGTGATAGTCCTTACTGACCACCGCCCTTTTTACACCAGGACGCCATTGCGATGGTTTCCCGCTGTAAAAAGCCAACCCTCATTGCTTCCAGTTAGCCCGCCCCGTGCGGGCATTTTTTTTGCCTGGTGACTAGAAATTACCTTAAAGGTAACATGTGCAAAACCACATCACACAGGGCCGTGACATGCTTGATTTTATCCGCGATATCCTCGCCTCTTTCCGCCAGGCGTCTCTTGAGAGGGTCCGAAGCCCCTTCCTGGGAGCCTTCGTCTTTTCCTGGCTTGGCTTTAACTGGCCCATGCTGGCTATTCTTTTTTTCAGTAAGCGAGAAATCGAAAAGCGGCTTGTTTATATCGGTGATAACTTCGGCATAGAAACCTTTATTATTGGCCCGCTTTGCACTTCAGCATTAATCGCTCTTTTGCTTCCTCAAATAAACAAGCTAGTAACTAAAATACAAGACAAGCCCAATACTGACACAGTAGAAATGAGTCTTGAATCGAAAATAAAGATTGGAAAAAAACAGCAAGAAATCGCCGAAATTGAAGCGAGAAAAAAACTTGCTGAGAAGAAAGAAGAAAGAAATATCGAGGAAGGAATTCAGCAGATAAAAAAAGAACACGAAGAAGCCATTCGCGATATCAACTTTGCTCGACAGCAATATAAAGACATATCCTCAAAACTCACTGATGCCGCAAAAACAATTGCGGAGTCTCAGAGTCAACTCTCTGTAGAAAAGGAAGCCAGGGCCAAAACAGAGAAGGAGCTTATTTCAGTAAATGAACGTTTAAAGGTTGCTAATGAAAAATTGATTTCTGCAAATAATGATAATAATAAAGCAAAAGTAGAAATGGATGTACTAAAGCGCGATTTTAATGACCTGAGAATTCAAATTCAAGAAGTCAGTTCTTATAACCAACACTTATTAAATGAGCTGAATTTTGTAAGCGAAAAAATACCTCATATCATAAGACTCAAAAATATAGATGGAAAAATAGAAGTTGTATTTTATAAATATAACTACGAGAAAATAATGAAAGCGATTCACTCATCTAATGAGTTGACAGATTTAGAGAAAGATGCGTTCCTATCCTTAACTGGCCTTGACTTCAGTGATCCTTCAATAAAAGAAAGACCAAGTCATTTAAATACTCAAGAGCGCATTATAAACAATGAGAAAAAAGAAATAATAAAGGACAGAAACCGATCCCTATAGGATTAATTGTATATCACCCATACGGGTCATAGTCGCTGATGGTTCTGCCCTGCTGATGGCCGGGCAGGTTCATGCGTTTTGAAACCGGGAATGCGAACGTCAGCGCCAGGGCATCACCGCAGCCTGGCGAGCGCCCCAGGCGGTCTTTGATATCTTCTTTGGGCTCCAGCACAATCTTGCCGTCGACGCGCACTTTGTACTCGACCGCCGACAAATCCTCCGCCGTCTCGCGCTCATCCAGCGTTCCGCCCAGCTTGAGCCAGGTTTTCACGTTGTTGTACATCTCGCCGCGCTTATTCAGCATCTGCGGGTCGGTTGACTTGCCGCCGAACGGGATCAGCGTCCACGCGCGCCCCCAGCCGTCGCCAATGGATTTAAGGCCGGTGCCGTAGCCAAAGTCGATAAACACGGCGTCGGCGCGATACTGGTCCTCAAAGTCGGCGATGCGCTTCGCCATAATCAGGTCGTCAGTGGTCTTGCTGCCGCGCCAGAGCAGTTTGCTGTGCAGCCCCTGCCGCAGATAGATAACCGCATCGTCAGCGCCGGAGTATGCCGGGTCGACGCCGATAATCACCGGGGCATGTGCCACCTGCGCCTCGGTGACGATGCGAGTCAGCGCCTCTTCTGTCATGCCGGTCGGGATGAACTGCGTTTCTGATGCGTCCGGGAAGATGCCACGCACGCGAACTTTGAAGAAGTCACTGTCTTCGCCGTAGTCGGCGGCCCACTTCTCGATCTGCGATTTGTTGGTGCCTTCGACAGTGCGGGAGTCGATCTGCCGGCACTTCCAGCGGTGCCGGTATTTTCGGAAACATTCGCGGAATCGCCCGGTGTTTCGCGTCGGGTTACCGAATGCCACCCAGATAATTTCGGTGCCTTCGTCCGTCAGCGCCCCCTCGGCCACCTCCCACACCAGGTCCGCGATATTGGAGGCTTCATCGAATACCAGGATGATGCGCTTGCCCTTGTTGTGCAGGCCCGCGAATGCCTCGGTGTTGTTCTCGCTCCACGGGATAGCGTCAGCGCGCCAGGCTTTAGTGTGGTTCGGGTCGTTTGAGTAAATCGCGGTGGCGGTGGCGGTGAACCAGTCGCGGGTAATGCTGAGGCGCTGCCACTTTGCGATTTCCGGCCAGGTCTTCGTACGCAGCTGGTTCTCGGTGTTGGCCGTCACCACGATTTTGCAGTCTTCGCAGGTGTCCATGCCCCACTTGATCAGCATTGAGATGAACGCAGATTTGCCGATGCCGTGGCCGGAAGCACGGGCAATCATGAGCGGCTCGTACCGCGTCGCCGGGTCGGAGAGGTGCTGGCCTATTTCGTCGAACGCTTCCGCCTGCCAGTCGCGCGGCCCTTCTGAATCTTCCAGCTCTGAGCCTGGCTCACCCCACGGAAACGCGTAGAGCGCATACCCGAGCGGATCGTGCGTGAAGCTGGCGATGTCCTCCACCAGCTGCGACTGAATATCGACGGTATCACTCATCGGCGTTCACCTTCTTCGCGCCCTTCTTGCTGTTCGCTGCGCGCTGGCGGGCCTTAGCCATCTGGTCAGCCAGCGACACATTCACGTTGTGCTCGTGAACTTCTTTGAACGCGCTCACGTTGATGTGCTTGCCAATAAGCTCGAGATTTTTAAGCTTGTCGGGCCATTTAATCGACTTCAGTACGCCAACCATTTTTTTCTTGTTGCCCTGCCCCTCGAAAAGCTCTGCCACCTTCACGCCGGAAAGAAATTGCCTCCAGGCTTTAGGCCAGGTACTCAAAGGCTTCAGAGTCAGGTCATCTTCCATGATGTCAGCAAGGTCAAGCTCATCAATCTCTTGCAGACGAAGGAGCACATAATCAGCGTTTATACGGGTGCGCTTGTTGCGCTCCTCCATCAGTTCGGCGATGCGGGCGCGAACGCGGTCGTCTTTCATCATGCGCATTGCGGCGTTATCCGGAGAAGCGAAACCGGCGCGCGCGGCAGCCTGCCCCTGCGCGTCCGGCGTCTTCACGTATTCCTGGCAGTAGCGTTCCTGCATATCCGTTAACGGTTTAAATTTGGTGGATTTTCGCTTTCCCGCGCCTTCGGCCATGATATCAACCTCAAAACTATTACCATTTTGGTAATACTATCACACAAAAAGAAACCGCCGTAGAGGCGGTTAATTCGTTTGCGGTTCGATGGCGTGACATGTCACACGGATAATTTAAGGTCATGCCACCCGCTGGTAACCCAGCACTGCGAATCACCCTGGCACGGGCAGCTGTCGACCGGCAGCGCATCGCCGCACTTGCCGCAACTGCGTGCCCGCATTTGCGCGATTTGCTCCTGCAACCGGGCGTCATCCTGGCGGATCAGCATCGCGATGTATTCGTTGAGCTCATACGGCTCTTTACCGGGGCGGCGGGCGGCGCAGTTACGCGCCACCATATCGAGCTCCTGCTGGTCCAGCACCAGCTCTAATTTGCGGCCACCAGCGGCGGCCTGGCGGGCGCGCTGCGCTGCTTTGCGCTCTGCTGCGGATTTAGGCATCAGCTCCTCCCAGAACATCAGCTATGCCGACGCAGTTAGCGCCACGGTCAGCCGCGATAAGTGCGATGACCTTGTCTTTCATGAGCGCCCGGCGCGACTCGTCAAATCGCCGGTGATGCCAGAAGCCGCCGAGCTCCACCCCGTAGTAAGCCTCAAGCACCCTTAAGCGCTGATTGTACCCGGCGGCAGACAGAGTATTTTTCATCATCACCCCTCCTTGCCCGGCGCTGCGAGCATGGCGGCGCGGCAGGCGTTCCAGGTTATCTCGGCAACTTCACGGAATTCAGGGCGGCACAACGTGAGCTGTATTTCGCATCGGCGCGACCACTCATCAAAGGTTTCATCAGCCACAACCGGCGCGGGCAGTCCCGCGGCGAGTCTAGCCTCGGTATCGCGGCATCCTTGCATATATGCGTCAGCAATAGCGGGGGCTATTTCGGCTTGTGCTGCGATTTCGTCAACGTGTACCGGCGCGGGCGGTGCGGTGTAGAGCGGCACGGCTGAGGAATAGTTATCGACTTTTGGGTCATTAGCGTGCATTAAGTAATGACCGCCAATCATGTACGCCACCGGCTCCGCCCGCTCCCGCAGTGCCGCGAGTGCTACACGCGCAATCTGTAATTCAGTCTCAAGCTCCTGCCGGACTGAATCAAACGCGCTCTGTTTAACCGAAAACTCAAGCTGTCTCACTTTCTCTGCGCACGCTGCCGCCAGCGCCTCTTCGCTCATTTCGCTCACGCTTTCACCTCTACATCAATCTCAAGTCCGTTTGGCACCTTAACTTCGATAATGTCGTTTTTGACGAAGTAGGACAGAGGCTCGCTCTCTTCCTGAAGAAACAGCGTTGTGCGATCGCCGTGATAATTTACTTTCCTGACTCGATAGTACTCATCGAAAACAGAAAGCACGGTATTCGGGCCAATCTCATCAGCGCGTACCTTTTTTAGATGCCTTATCATCTCACTCACCCCCTGTCTCAAGATTGATGCCCGCTGTGGCGGCCGACTCTTCGTGAGCGCGTTTTGCCCTGCTCATAATCGCCGCTAATGGCGCATTTAATCCGTCCAGGCGTATGGTGTTATGGATGACGGCCAGGGCATCACGCAGCTTTTCATGACTCGCCTCAAGCTCCGCATTGCGCTTCTGTGCGGCTTCCAGCGCTGCTATCAGGCAGAGAACAGCCTTTGGGCTTGCTTCAGCAATAAAAGCTGCGTCGTCTTTCAGGCAATGCTGCGCAACTGCCTCACTACCAACGCGCACCTCGTATCCGCGCGCTCCACTATGCGGCTTATACGCAGACCAATCGCCCCAGTGTGCCTTCTCAGCCGCCGCTTTCAGTTTTGCTGTGTCGGTCATGCGGCACCGCCTTGACGCAGTTGGTCGGCGAATTCAATGAGTGCACTGTTAACTGCAAGCGCACCTGTAGTTCGCTGTTCGGCCTCTTCGTAACTGATGCCATTCGTCTCCATCACACAGTCTGTGTCGAAAACTCCATCGAGCGAGTCCAGCGCAGATGTAATGGCCTGCGCTCTTACTTCGCGCAGGAATGCGTCGGTGGCGGGGGTTTTTATGGCGTCGAATTCCTCAAGTGCAGCTTCCAACGCAATTTGCTGGCAAGCCACTTCTGCGCGCCCCTGAATTCCTGTTCCTTCGCCATTAAGGTCGTTGTGCATCCGATCAAGCTTGTCGCCAAAAGCCTTCAGCGCCGCATTCTCCGCTGCCAACTGCTCGCACTGCTTCGTCTTTTCGCGCAGCGCCAGAGTGGTCACGTCGAGCTTATCCGCCAGGCGGACAATCATCTTCGCGATATCCAGCAGCGGCGTGTTGCTGTCGAGGCACTTCGCCAGCTCATGACCCGCCTTCACTAACTCATTGTTTTCACTGTGCATAATTCACCCGTATTGATTTTTTAATCATCTGACAAATCAGGACTTAAGCATTAAGCCGTGTCGTGCGATCAGCAGCGCGTCGGCTATGGCCTGCCCTTTGGCTTTTGCATCCAGCGCGCGGAGTGCCGGGTACAGCTGAATTGCCCGGCTCCGCGCAGCGTCTTTGTCGCTGCCGATGAGGCCAGCGGCCTTTTTCCACGCCTGCGGCGTCACAAGCGTGTAGGGGATGTGAGCCCCCTGCAGAATCCCTTCGGCGATGCCTGCTGCATGCCCGAACGTGAACATGCTCGCGGTTCCCTGCCCCGGCATGGCGCCGACCTGTTCAAGATACGCATGGCTGATGCTCCACGACTGAAGCCAGGCCGCCAGCTGCGCGCCGTTGACGCGGGACTTACTGCCGACTTTGATGGTCGGCATGTTCAGGTGCGCCACGTATTCGCCTGCTTCGTCTACTGCCACCAGCGCCCCGCTACAGCCGGGGTCAATCCCGATAATCACGCCCATGTTGGTTTCCTTGAGCCCTTACCTTAAAGGTAATACTGATACTTTTACGAATAGATTTCAAGCGATACAGATAAATAAAATTACCATTATGGTAAACATGTCACGCAACAAAAAATCATCCCCTGAATCCAGGAGGGATCTCGTCTTCTGGCTCTGGTATCGCGTTGACGTCTCGCCCGGTTCTGCCGTTAACTCTGGCCCGGCTCTGCTGCACACTGCGCGCCAGCTTCTGCTGCCACTGGGTGTGGTGGAACGCCTTCCCCTCTGCATGCCAGTAGTCGATGAACGATGCCAGCTCCTGAGGGGTCACCTCTTTCGTCAGCTGGATGCCCCATATCGCGGCCTGCTTCCTGAAATCGGGGTCGGGCTTCCAGTCTGGAGATATCGTGAATTTACCCAAGCATCCGGATCCGCCTAGTGGCACGTAGCCATCCATCACAAAGTTACCGGCACCGGGGTCAGGTTCTTGCGATGTGGTTTTGCCGTGAAAGTTATCCACAGCTGAAAATTCTTCGCGCGCTATATGGGGGTTTTCCTTTCCCTGTTCCTTTCCATTCCTTTCCATTCCAGGCGGTAGCTGTACCGTATTGCTACCGTACTCATACGGTATAGTGCATAAATCCTTGATTACACTCTTCTTTGCCTTGTTTATGACCTGATGCTTCAGAAAGTTATTCACAAGCCCGTAGATCTTCCCATCGGCGCCCGAAAAAAGGCTGATATAACCTACGCTGGAAAGCTCCTGTAGCAGTACCTGAATGCTACCGGACTGCTCCCGTATCGGGAAAACGGCAGCCTTAACCAGCTTCGGATTTGCGTTGAAATAGCCTTCATCGTCGGCGTAATTGAGAAGCCCGATAGCCAGCAGACAGGCTGCCTCTGACACCTCTGACAGATCTTCATCAGTCCAGAACTCTGGCTTAATTGTGCGGATGCGCGCCATAAAAACCTCTCATATCTCAAAAGCTAACTGTGGAGTAAACCGGTCTCGGTCGGCGTCGTAATCTAGTGCGCTGGCGCTGTTTAGCGATTCAATTCGCTCGACGAGTACTGCGGCGCGGGTTTCTTTGCTTGCGGGGGCATACGCGCTTTTATTCCACGATTTGTCTATTCCGATATTCCGCGCGACGTTCGTGCTATCCGCTGACGACAGCGGGATGTGCCGAAAAATATCGGGATTAAGCATCCGAAGGCCGTGCAGCTTCGCAACCGGATATCCGCGCTCATCAACAACATGCCTGATTAAATCGCGCAGTCGCGCCACGCAGCGGCGCGGCCTTTTAGCGTCGTATTCCCCCATGCTGCCGATACACACACGCGGGAATTCGCTGCATAGACGAATAAAGCGCTCATCTGGTTCGTTCATATGCCAAACAGGCGCACCAATAAACTTGCCGTGCGGCCACTCGGAAATTAACGCATCGTTCTCTTCACCGGTGCCGCCGATCACGTCAGGGATAACAGCAAAAGCAAAGCGAGGGTGATTCATCCATTGACCTACAAATGCGTAGTAGTCATTCCAGTTAACAACGCGCTTTTTCGTCCAGAAGCTGAATGCGCCGTTATCCAGCGCGAAAGACTGGGTGACTTCGCTGGCCAGAGATAATTGGCCTGGGTTAGCGAAGGAGATGAAGGCGTGTCTGCCTTTCCATGCTTTCAGCGCACATGTGTCCGGCGTAATCGGTCCGCCGTGAAAATGTATCACGCAGCCTCCCGTGCCTTTCGGGCGGCTTTAAGCTTCTGTGAGCGCGCCTGAGCTGCGCGTTTCGCCCGCTCGTTGTTGCACTGCACGCACTCGCCGCTGATGGTGTAGCGCTCGCTGTAATGGCCGTGGATGCATTTACGGCCGGTGTAGAAGCGAGTAAGACCTTTATCCAGAGCTTCCGCCTGGGTGATACGCTCCATTTCGTCGCCCTCTTTGTTATTTATCTTTGGTAATTTTGCCTGAGCACACGAAAAGATCAACCGTAAACGGATAAATATTACCTTTGCGGTATATGGCGCATAAAAAAGGCCGCCATAAGGCAGCCTCTTTGCGTCTGTGGTGGGTTTATCAGCTGTAGAAGAACTGGACCAGGTCGTTTTTACTGGTCAGCCAGCCGCGCTGCTTGCACGCCTTAAAAAGCTTTTCCATCCGTGCCTTAGTCGGCGTCTTACGGCGCCCGCAGTAATGCGCAGCGATATACCCGGCTGTCGTCCCGGCATCCAGAGCGAACGCCTCCCGGCCCGCCTGGTCCAGGCTCAGCCAGTGTTTCTTGAAATCAAATTTCTGCTCGATTGCCATAAATTTTTTTCTCACAGTATCTATTTACCTCAAGATTATTACCTTTTGGGTGTAAAAATCAAACATTATTACCTTTTTGGTGCATTTACCTTTTTGGTAATATCTCTTTTAATTTAATAAGTTAACAATCCAAAAAAGAGATAATTTAATAGAAATGAAAAGTATTCATGAGATACGGCGAGAAAATTTAAAGGAAATTCTGCGGCGTTATTTCGACGGCAAGCAGATCCGCCTGGCCGAACGGCTGGAGATTCAGCAGAACCTAGTGTCCAGGTGGGAGAGCGGCGCGAAGAATATCGGCGATAAAGTCGCCCGGCGAATTGAAGAAGCCGCGCGCGTTGAATCCCACTGGCTGGACGTCGATCACCAGCTGGCTAATATGCTGGAAAACCAGGAAAGCGACACAGGCCCGACAAACACCAGCGAGCTGGCCGCGAGCATCCTCAAAAAGTGGATGGATGCTGACGGGCTTTCTCAGCAGAAAGTGGCGGCTGCTTCCGGCGTCAGCCAGGCAACAATTAACCGCCTGCTGCGAAACGAGAGCAGCATCTCCGTCAATAATCTGGCAGCGATTGCAGAGTCGTTCGGGCGCCAGGCGTATGAAATGATCCTGCCGCCGGAAGCGCCGGGCCTTATCAGTTACGACCACAAACTGTACGCGGCGCTGCCGCAGCAAGAAAAAGACAAGATCCGCACGTTCATTGATTTCGTGATGTCCCAAAACCAGAACGATAAGCAGGCGTAAAACACCGCGTTAGCACCACTACACACAGCACAAATCCTCAAGAGCCGTTCAGGCCCAAAGAAAAATGGTTACCGTTTTGGTAATTTTTTCTCTCACTATCTATTGACTCTCTTTTAAAACCGGTTCAGTATTACCTTAAAGGTAAACATTGAGGCGGTAAAAACTCTCTGATTACCCATCGCCGGACGCGTTCCGGGTTACCTATAAACAAAAGTATTACCAATTTGGTAAACATTTGAGGTGCGGAAATGCAGTGGAGAATCATAAACGGTTGGCACTGCGTGACGATTTCCGGGCTGATGAGCTGGAAATTCAGAACGCTGCGCGAGGCGGTCGAGTGGGCATTCATAACCAGGGAGGCCCGCAGTGTTGAAAGAGAAATGCGCGCCTGAGGAAACGGTCGACGTGAACGGCAGTCCGTACCGGGTTTACCGCCAGGCAAATGGTTATGAGTGGCGTTTCGTATCTGTCGATAAACCGCGTGAAACCTTCACGATGAACTTTGAACAGATGGTGAAAGCCGGGTTTGAACGATTAACGGGGTACTCAAAATGAACCTTCAACAGATTGCAAAGATGGAAAAAATCATCGAGCAAATGTCCGCCGATTACTGCATCTGCAAGCAGGTGGAAGTGCGACAGGAAGAGCTGGACGCGGCGCTGAGCAACAGTGCGCTGAACAAAGTGATCCGCGAATCCTGGCAGGCTGCCGGCATGCGCAACGAGATCATCACTCATGTGCTTGAAGACGTTGAAGCCACGGAAATCATCGGCGCGCTGCTGCGCGAGCTTTCCGGCGTCGCGGCGCGCTGGGATATCGCCGACCAAATCGACGGCGCGAGGGATGCAGCGTGAAGCCGGGCATCTACCGCGACATCCCCGTGAAACAGGGTATCTACCGCGACATCCCAAACGAGGCTTATCACGCCGGTGACGGCGTGAGTAAGTCGCAGCTCGACCTGGTGGCAATCAACCCGGCACTGCTGACATGGCAGAAGAATGCACCGGTCGATACAGAAAAGCTCCAGGCGCTGGATATGGGAACCGCCCTGCACTGCCTGCTGCTGGAGCCGGAAGAGTTCAGCAAGCGCTTCATTGTGGCGCCGCAGTTTAACCGCCGTAGCAATGCCGGGAAGGAGGAAGAGGCAGCGTTCATGAATAAGGTCGCCGGAATGGGCATGACGGTCATGACCGCCGAAGAAGGCCGGAAATTGCAGCTGATGCGCGATAGCGCGTTTGCTCACCCGGCGGCGCGCTGGCTGCTTGAACAGGAAGGCGATTGCGAAGCGTCGCACTACTGGATCGACGAAGAGACCGGCGAGCTCTGCCGTATCCGCCCTGATAAGCGCCTGGCGCAGTTCCCCGTCATGGCCGACGTGAAAAAGGTGAGTGACATGTCACGGTTTGCTCGGCACATCGACGAATTCCGCTATCACGTCCAGGACGCGATGTATTGCGAGGGGGCAAAGCAGACGACCGGCGAGCCGCACAGTTTTTTTTTCATCGCCGTCAGCGAGTCGATCGACTGCGGCCGCTATCCGGTTCGTGTGTTTGAGCTGGACGCTTACGACAAAGATGAGGGCTTTCGCCTGTTCCGGCGCGACCTGAACGCTTATCACCAGTACCGCACCAGCGACGAAGTCGGCGGTATTGAAACCATTAAACGCCCGGAATGGGCACGTAAACAGGACATGTACGCATGAGCAATGACATCACAGTAACCTCGCAGCCCGACGCTACCGTTGGCACCGCCGCCGCCATCTTCAATCCGGAAGGCCTGATTCGCCTGCAGCAGTTCGCGCAGGTCATGTCAGAAGGCGCTGTATCCATCCCCCAGCACCTGCGCGGCAAGCCTGCTGACTGCTTGGCAGTGACAATGCAGGCGGCGCAGTGGGGCATGAACCCGTTTGCTGTGGCGCAGAAAACACACGTCGTTAACGGCGCCTTGGGCTATGAGGCGCAGCTGGTCAACGCTGTTGTCTCGTCATCCAGCCTGCTGGCTACTCGTTTGAATTACCGCTGGGATGGCGACTGGTCGAAAGTGAGCGGTAAGACAGACAAATCCCTAAACCTCACCGTAACCGTGTGGGCAACGCTCAAGGGCGAAACCGAACCGCGCGAGCTGACTATCAGCATGGCACAGGCTGGCGTTCGCAACTCGCCAAACTGGGAAGTAGATCCGCGCCAGCAACTGGCCTACCTCTGCACGAAGCGCTGGGCTCGTCTGCATGCGCCCGATGTGTTACTCGGCGTCTACACCACTGATGAGTTGGAAGAGAGCCGCCCGCGCGTTGAGCGCGATATCACGCCGCCAGCGGCAGATGCCAGGAGCGTGAACAGCCTCATCGGCAAGCCAGCACCGCAACAGGACGCACCGGCAGCCCAGCACCGCCAGCGCAATGAGCGCACCCCTGACGAGCTTCTGGCGGGATTCACCGAATACGCCGGTAACGCGAGTGACGTGGCCGATCTTGATTCCACCTATGCAGCTGTTGCAAAGCGACTGGCGAGCCATCAGGAGCATCTCGATAAAGCCACCGACGTTTATTCCGTGCGCCGCGAAGAAATGACCGCAGCGCAGTAATTCAAAACGCGGCGCCCGGCGCGCCGCCACCTGCTAAGAGAGAAAAAGATGAAACGAGCATACGGAAAGAAAGAGCTGTTAGAGGTTGTCCCGCTGTCGATCAGCACTATCGATGCGCTGGAGAAAAAAGGCGAGTTCCCGAAGCGCTGGTACATCACTGACAAACGCTGCGCCTGGGATGCTGACGAGATCAGCGAATGGCTCGAAGAGCGTAAGGCAAAAAGCCCGTCGGTGTTCGGTGGAAAAAAGCCTCCGGTTGAGCAGCGAGTTTTCCGCCCGGTGAGCAGCGCTGCATGACAGCCATCACCAGGCACTGGAAAAAATGGTCAGGTCTGTACTGGTACCTGGCCGGTATCGCCGCATGGATGTACCTCATCGCGGCAATTTTCACTCAGGATGGATGGCTCAAATGAAATCGAAAACCCGGCTTGAGCGTTACCACGAAAATTACGTTACCCGCCGCCTGGGACCGTAGGTGGCAACCTCTCCAGCCGCGCAGGCCATTGAGCAGAGAGCGCTGGAGCTGGAGGCGAAAGGCCTGTTCCGTGTTGCAGCGGGGCTCTGGCTGAAATGCCTGGATGCCGCAGTAGGCGACGTTGAGCGCCAGCGCATCGCTATGCGCCGCGAGCGCTGCATTACTCGCGGTTGCGCGCGCCGGGAGCATTACTGCGGCGTTAATGCGGGACAGATAACAGACATGTGGGGGCTGCTATGACGAATTCGCACGATGATATTCAGGTCGGTAGCGTCCTGATGATGTACTCACCGGTTCGCCGCGGCTGGATTACTCCCGACGGCAGCGTTATCACCAACCCGTTAAAAGCGCAGCGTATCGCCGAAGCGCTTCACAACCAGATTAAAAAGGCGGCAGCATGACCGGTAAATACACCCTGATTTATGCAGATCCGCCCTGGGCATACCGCGACAAAGCGGCCGACGGCGACCGCGGAGCCGGGTTCAAATATCCGGTAATGGGCGTGCAGGATATCTGCCGCCTCCCGGTCTGGGAGTTGGCCGCCGAAGACTGCCTGCTCGCTATGTGGTGGGTGCCGACGCAGCCGGTCGAGGCATTGAAAGTTGTCGATGCGTGGGGCTTTCGACTGATGACCATGAAGGGCTTCACCTGGAATAAATGCGGCAGCCGGCAGGCCGACAAGCTCGTAATGGGAATGGGTCATATGACGCGCGCCAACAGCGAAGACTGCCTGTTTGCCGTGCGCGGCAAGTTACCTCAGCGCATGAATGCCGGGATCATCCAGTCATTCACGGCGCCGCGCCTGGCACACTCGCAGAAACCGGACTGCGTGCGCGAAAAACTGGTGCAGCTGCTGGGCGATGTGCCGCGCATTGAGCTGTTCGCTCGCCAGTCTTCGCACGGTTTTGACGTGTGGGGAAATCAGTGCGAAGGCCCGGCGGTTCAGTTGCTGCCGGGCTGCGCAATCCCGGTCGTTAAATCGGTGGCAGCATGACGCGCGCTGATTGTGATCGCTATGAGCGAGAAAGCGTTATTCGCGCGCTGGGTGACTCCCGGCGCGGCCCTGGCGAGGACGCAGCGCAGCGTTTAATTCGGGGTATCGAGCGCCGCCGCGCGGAAGTAGATAAGGCAAAACAGAAGGAAAAAGCATGAGCCAGAAGCACCATATCCAGCAGATGCAACAGCGTATTGACCCGGCAGTTTTGAAGAAAGCATCGGATGAATATTCCGACCTGCTCATCACTATGTGTCTGTGCATGAAACTGGCGGGCCCGACGCGCGCCAATGTCACGGCATGCGCAAAAGCTCTCAAAAAACGCCTGACAACGTGGCACAGCCAGAAAGAGCTGGACGCCATTATCAAAGCGTGGGACCCGGTAGGCTACTTCCTGGGATTGCGGCGCGAAGCAAACGAGGCCGCAGCCAGCTATGGGGAACCGGCGGACACATTCATCTGATAAATTGACAGACTGAGCCCATCATTTTACTGTATATGCATACAGCTTATATTTTGGTGATGGGCATGAGCAAGGATTCCGATTACCTGGTCATTTACCGCGGCGAAGAATATTACAGAATTACACCTGGGCGTTGGGTGTTAATTCAGCGCGCGCGGGAGTATGGCGGAGGGTGGTGGCTCGGGCGTGCTTACGACGATGTTTTTATGCTTGAGTTTGAGCGCCCAAGCTCAATGTCTGACGGGATCTCATACATCCTCTCCCACAACAGGATGCAAACTTTCTCGCTGTGGGATGATGATTTTAAGTTAGAGCCATAACCCGCTACGGCGGG